AGTTGACGTAATCCGTGGCCTGTTTTGCCGCTTCTACGTCTTCCGGGCCGTGAGGAGTAAACTTAACCATCTCATCGCCTGATGCAAATACGCGCATCAAAGAAGGTTTAATCCATTCGATTGTATCTTGTACCGTAGAATCAACGTATTGGCTACGACCATCCACTTCATTGCCAAAAGGAAGGGCGTAGTAATACTTAATAGCCTCTTCCCTCTGGTCAGAGATTTCACCGTCATAACCCAAAGAATCGGTTATTTCGGAGTGGATTCTTGATAGTAATTCTCGTTCTGTATCAGACAATTCCGTAATCCCTGTAAGTTATTTCATTAGTCCATTCTGGATCAGAGCCAGATATGGCGTGTCTTTGTGATTGAAATGCGTATCGGGTGGCACTCATAAGGTCATCCCTTATGGCTACTACCTTTCCCTGTTTTCTGTGGTACATTCTAAACTCTTCAAACCAGTCGCCCAAGGTGTTAAATACCTTGAATCTGCCGTCCTCCATATACTGTATCATAGCCATTAAGCCTTCTTCAATAGAGTTAGAGCCTTTTGTCTGACCTAATGCGGGTGGGTTTGTAAAATGTTCTAGAAGGAAATTACACCCATGACCTCTATACTGGTCGGCTAGACCCGGATTCCCCATACTATCCCTGCGGTTTCCGTCATGTGGGTAGGCAATAGGGATGAAGCGCGGCCTTTGCTTAATCATTTCAGCGTGAACAGCCGGACTAGCCTTCGATGCTCTATAACAGTCATAGACATAAAAGGTATCGGTTTCATTATCTACAGCGCACCATACAACTGCTGTAGGGTGATCCCAACCAAAGTCAATAGCCGCAATTCTAGGCCAATGGTCTTCGATTGATATAGGATCAATCATTAAGTTTTCTTCGCTGACAGGGAATATTAGGCCGGAACCGATAGAAGGTCTGCCGTACCTTCTCATTTCCCTTTCATGCGGGGAGTATGCGCTAAGAATCTGTTGCATAACAGACTCTGAAAGGTGTCCCTTTTCCCCTTTCATAGACGTTATACTTTCACTGGCATCATCCCATGTGGCGTTTGACAGGGATTGTCCCGGTTGGATACGGTTCATAAAACTGGCAACCGTTTCAGTCATGCCTTGTTCTGGGGTAAAGGTCATATAGACCATCCCTCTCCTGTCTAGGGTGCGCGTGACAGCCTGTGAGTAGAGTTCTCTGGATGGTTCCTCGTCTAGCCATACACAATCTACTGATCGCCCCTGCCACTTATCCACCCCCATTTCATAGGCTTTAAAGTGTAAAGACGAGTTCCCACCTGTAATGTGCCGTATGAGGGCTACGGACTTGGCGTTTGGTACTCCGGGCTTACGTTCTGTTTTTATTATGTACTTCTGTGGAATGGAGCCGGAGCCAAAGGCTTCAGGATCGTCGGGGGAACCCAATAGTTCTGCTTGTACGATATCTCTGGTAGTTTCGTTTGATACACCCCCCGCCCACGCTGTAATCGGTTGGTCGTACCTTCTTCCTCTCCACCAGTCAGGGTACAATCCTGTGAGGTGATATGCCATTTCAGCCGCCCCACAGTAGGATTTACCGATACGGTTAGCGGCCATCAGAAGGCGCTGGGAGTTATCGTTGCCTGTTTCGTGGAAGTCTAACTGGTACGGATAGGGATCGTAATAGTTTATTTTGTTAAATCGCTGTCTCTGCTTCTGCTCTTGCAGGAGTTGTAGCAATTCAGTGTTTTGTGAGGGCATCTATTTGCCTTTGTATTTCCTCGTCTGACATGGAATCAATGTTAGTGGTTTCTATCTTCTCCACTGGTTTCATACCGGCTCTATCTAAGATATCTTTAATAGCCCCCAATCTGACAGATTCACTCTCTGCCTTCTCTGCTAACTCAGTTACCCAAGTCAATGCCTGTGGGATTTTATCCTGTAAGGCTTTATAAGTGGCATCCTCAATTTCATTCCTGAGTCTTGTCTTTAACTGATGTCCCTGTACCTTGGCACTCTTTTCAGAGTATCCTGCATAGATGGCACTCTGGGTAGCATTACCAGTACGGACATACTCTTCTATGAACTTATCCTGCTTGTCTGTCATAATATGCTCTCAGACGCTCTGTAATGGCCTGTATTGGACGTTCTCTTGTAGAGTGGTAGTAGGGTACTACCTATCGTACTTTCTAACTCCTACACGCTCTGGGTTTCTTAATACGGTTTTTGATCGTTTTAGTGTTTTCATTGTTGGCAAGCCTGCCGCCAATAAGGGGTCTTTAATTACTAAAGGTGCTGTAGCGCGTTTAATCGCATCTCCTTTCTTGTTTTGAGGCATATTAGAACTTCCTTATGAATGGTATTTTTACCCTCCGGTGAGTGGGGAGGATATATATATATATTATAAAACAGCAAGGGGGTGGGGTGGGTTTGGATAACAAGGGGTTTATCGAAGCGTTGTTGCCGTTGAGAGGAGGAGGCTTGCCTCCGCATTGCCGTGTGTGTGTGCGGGGTAGATATCTTTCTCCGAGGTTCCACGTGGAACATAAAGTGTTAGCGGTAGTAGGTGTTGGGTTGTCTATCTCTTGCCTGACTCCTAGTAGTATATCACACGGTTCTCAGAGTAAACCCTAAACCGGTAAACCGGCGAAACGGTACAGCGGTTTCGGGGTTGACTCCTGCGCTTCCGTGTGAGAAAATCGGAGTGTAGGCAATCGTGTCTACAACATATCAAGTCTAAGGAGACTATAATGCAAAACAAGATCGAAACAAAAGGAAACTTCGCTTTAACTGTTATCTCTGAAGAGGATTATGCTTATGTCCCGGGGTTGGCAATGCTGAGGGCTAGGCTTCGTAAGTCTGCGATGAGCAAGGCTTTGTCGCTACTGGTGAGATCGTTTGATGCAGAGTCTGAGACATTCGTTCTGGCTGATGAAGATGGTGTGCCTAATGATACCGATGACCTGCTCCGTGAGGTGTTGCATATTATCCGGGTCTGCACCCTAAAGTCTGAGGAGCCTGAGGAGTTTAAAGCTCAGGTTATTAGCAGTCGCGACTTCCTTGAGGAGAGCACTGTTGTTAAAGGTGGAACCAGATCGTTGAAGGCCAGATTGTCACAGCCTTCGCCATCTCTGGACAGAGCGCATCAACGTAAGGCTCTGGAGAATAAGCAGTGGCAGATGGCCGGAGATGATGCCGTGACGCAGATCATTGAGCGTGTTGAGAACGATGTGCTAGGTATCGCAGAGGAACCTGAGTATGTCGGAACCTACATTCGTCGGAGCATTGATAACATACTAGATGATGCTACTACCAATGTTGATAAACGCTTTGAAGATGCGACTGAGGAATGGCAGAACAAAGCGGTTATGGGGCTTGATTATCTCGCCTCAATAAAAGAAGCCTACTGCTAAGGTAGGTTTGGAGTCGGGGCTTCGGCCTCGGCTCCTTTTTTTTGCTTCGAATTCCCGCTTGGTTGACCGCTGTTCGGCGCACTGCTTGTTTGGTGCGCCGTCCCGGTGAACGCAATACATTAGCGAGGCAGAAAGGCGGTGTGTCTTCTATAGGAGGCAGTAAGGATTAACTGGTAGAAAATGTTTAGAAGGAATGCCTGGACTAAAGTAGTGTAAGTGTATGATTTTATTGAGGTTTATTTATTGTTAAATAAACTTAATAGGTTAAGATGCTATGATGCTTATTCGTGAATTAAATATGGAGAAACTTGATGACTAGAACAGAGATGGTTGATGATTTGCTTGACTCTTATACTAAGAGAGAGTTAGTATCCTTGGCTACAATGCTAGGGATATTAATTAAAGAAGTGTTTGAGGATTCAGATTCTTATATGCTTGCTCTTAAAGATCGCATTAGTGATAAACTATTTGATCCTTGTGGTAGTTACATTGAGTTCAATAAGTTAGCAGAAATGGAGCAGTGATTATGACTAAAGATAAAGATGAAGTTGTTAAATATATCTTGAGTAACTTTGAATTAGCCGAGGTTGATATGATTCAAGAGGAGTTGTTGAAACACCTTAACTGGTACATTGAAACAGTTAATAGCCAATGGGAGAATGATTATGTATGATCCGTATTCACTTGAGTCGTGGGATATTGAAGGATATGGTGGAGTATATGTAGGTGATTCCTTCTTTGATGATGACGAGAATGTATTATCTTGGTTCTATCTGAATGAGATTACACTGGAGCCTGTAACTGGTGATCCAATGGAGACTAAACTAGAGCCTGTGTTCTGGTTAAATGATCCTGATCTTAATAATGATATGGAGTTGTGTGAGTCTGAGTTTAAGGCTTACTTCCACTTAAACTAGGAGATAATTATGATGACTAGACAAGAGGCGTTTGATAAGTTTGATGGTGAGCATCCTGAATTCTGGGAGGAGTTTGATTATCGTGCCAGAGTTATGATGGGAAAAGGTCGTGAACATTATTCTGCGCGTACTATCTTTGAGGTATTAAGATGGCACAGTGATCTGGATTCTGGCACTGAATACAAGATTCAGAATAACTGGATACCATTCTACGCTAAGAAGTTTAATGAGGTTTACAATACGGACTTCTTCTTCACTAAAAACAGGGGCTAATATGAAAGCATTAGACAAGGTATATGACGCCGTTGTTCCTTCTCTTATCAGTAGATTACAGGAGTACGATCACTGTATTAGACAGGGATTGGATGCTCCGTTCTCTCCGTGGGTAAAGAGGTGGAAGAATGACGGTACTCACTGTGCGTTGGAGCCTATCTCTGCTCGTAATGGAGTAAGCAAGCGCCCATATAGCGGCATTAATTGGGTGATACTAGGTCTATTATCTGAGTATAAATCTGTTGACTGGTTTACTTTGAATCAGTTAAAGAAACTAACAGGTAATGACCGGCCTATTCCTGAAGGTGCTTGGGATACTAGCGAACAGATAATGTTCTTTAAGATGAACAAGTTTACTGACAAGCAGACAGGTGATGAGGTCAACTTCCCTTTGGCTAAGACTTATAGAGTCTGGAACCGTGAAGAGATACCGGGACTACCTGATCCTGTACCTGATGTTAAGCCTGTTGAGTTTGATGTCAGGTCTGAGATTGATTCTTATATTAAGAAGATTAATCTAAAGGGTGGCATACATTACGGTGGTGATCGTGCGTTTTATCGTCCATCAGATGATGGCATTGCTTGTCCTCAAGAGTCTGCCTTTGAATCTTGGGAGGAGTTTGAGGCTACCAAGGCACATGAAACTGTCCATGCTACTGGTGCTAAACACAGGTTGGATAGGACTAAAGGTAGTAGGTTTGGTGATGAAGCATATGCCTATGAAGAACTGGTTGCTGAGTTAGGAGCGGCTATGATATGCTCCCATGTGGGAATTCCGCTTGAAAGATTACAGCATACACAGTATATTCACGGTTGGTTAAAGCGATTAAAAAGTGACAAGAAGTTCCTGTTTAATGCCGCCGCTGATGCAGGCAGAGCATTCAACTATCTTGTTGAGAGTCAAACTTAGTACGCTTGTAAACCTTCTTGTTAGACAGTGCTTTAGGTTTATATTTATTGTGCTTGGCTACCAGATTACGTTGACGTTTGATTCTGGTACGCTCTCTGTCCTCTGGATTAGACATAAGTATAACTTATAATAAGTATTAGTATAGTATATATGTAAAGGTGATCCTAGTAATATAGAGATAGTCCTCTATATATATACATAAAAACCATTTTTTTACCACTTTTTTAATGAGGTGCATATAAGAACACTATTATATTAGAGTAAAGTGATATGTCAAACTTATGTCTTTTATGTATATATATAGGAGAGCCTATGAAATCATACCAAAAAATATTAGAAAATACCGAGGCTTATCTTTCTTTAACAAAGAGAAAAGTTAGGCCAAACGATACTCAGTTTCAACCAACAATGAAGGATGGTGTTTTGAATAGAGTCCTTAAAAACATTGAGTGGTTGAGCCGCTTACCGGGGAATGAAACAATAAAGGAGCCGTATATGACTAAGATGTGGGACATATATAAAGCAGTTCAGGAAAGCAGTCTTGACGATAACCTTATAAATTATACAAAAGAGATTGTATATTCTGAGGATCGACCATACTCTGAAGGAGTTTCCATTGCTGATAGCGGTATCGGAACTGGTGGGCTAGGCTATGCCACTGTTAGGTCACAGGATATAGGCACAGCATACAGAGGTAAACAACAAGACCAATACTTCCGTAAGGTAGCGAAGAGTCCTTGTCGCACTCTTGATGGAGATGAGAAGGAGCAGGCTTACGCTGATTACCTGAAGAAAAAGGAGGAATAGTGTATCATTTATGCAACAACTGTAGGCGTCCTGCTACTCAGGCAGAGCATAACCTATGTGATAAGTGTTGGACACAAAAGTTTTCTAAACAGTGGTACAATGGTGAGGAAATACCATACGCTGAACTGTTTAAGAAAACTATAGGTGTTATGGGTAAGCAAGCCGATGAGAGTAGAGAGGAATGGTTTGTTAGGTGTCAAGATCATGTAACTCAGGACGGATATGGAAACTCAGTCATCAAAAGCAAAGGGAAGAAATCTACAGAAGTGGCTAGTGGAACTGATACTGAAGGTGTTTCCTGAACTGGAACCTGATGACGTAACCAGTACCTCAATGGGTGCTAGTGGTGAGGATGTTAAGCAATCACCAAGAGCGAGGCAATTAACCAAGCACTCCTTTGAGTGCAAGAATCAAGAGCGTGTTAATGTTTGGAAGGCTTACGAACAGGCTCAAGCAAATGCAGGGGGCCACGAACCCTGTGCTATCATAAAGAAAAACCGTCATAAACCTTTGGCAGTCGTGGATGCTGAGTATTATTTACGGAGTTTAAGTAATGAATCGAAGATACAGACCATCGACTGATATGGTGCGACTTGCTAACAATATCCTTGGTGGATGGGGTGATGCAATGAATGAGGCCATGCGTCCAGAAGAAGGAGCAATCAGGATAGCAGTAGAACAAAAGACTGTAAAGTTAAAGTGTGTGTATCCTGATCCTGATGATGGATCATCCTTCTCATGGATCAAGATAGATGATGAAAAAATTACGGATAAGTTAAAAGAATTTGAAGATTCTTATGGGGGTACAGATTAATGAGTTCTAAATCACGCTCTGTAAACGCTATGCTATCTCCATCAATGAAACGTGTTAATACTATAGAGTATGACTATCCTACTCAAAATGATGTTGATGAAGTCAGAAAAGAGAAGCATAATATTTGGCTAGAGATGATAAAGAATAAAAGAAATCGTTCACTAAACCGTGCAGACAGGAGGACAAAATGAGCGGTGCTAACCTAGACGGTTATAACTATGCGTGGAAAAAATCAACTCTTAAATCTGAGTTGGAAAAAAAGGTTGAGGCTCTTGAAGAACGTGTTCAAGAAATAACTGAATTGTTACAAGACAACATCGAAATATTTGAGGAAAAATATGACCACTAAAAATGATATGTTGCGTGAGTTGTTCGTGGCTAACGGGCTAGTCAAGGGTGAGGACACCCATGAGTTAAAGTTCGGTGGCCGTGGTATGACAATCATAACCCGCAGTGGTATCGAGAAGATTCAATTCCATAATAACATTGAGGTTAAGTATTATGTTGAGTCTATCGTACCGCCTGACTTTGTAGTAATGAAGGCTGTTGCTAAGAAAGGTGACGTTGTAATGGAATCCTTTGGTGAGGCATCGGCTAACAATACTAAGCAGTCCTATCCAGTAGCGATGGCAGAGAAACGTGCGTTGTCCAGGGTGGTGCTAAAGATAGCAGGGTTCTACAAGCACGGTGTATTTGCTGAAGATGAATCAGATGACTTTAAACGTAAGGCTAAGGAGGCCGCATGAAAACCAGAAGGAAAAACAACATCGAGATGTCACATGATATTAAACTTTTAGACGAAGCAAGGCGTGACTTGGCAGAAGAGGCTGTGAATTTTCTCCACGAGTTTAATCAAACGGAAGGAAGATGTATTCCGTACTTTTCAGTTATGGATTTCCAAGACAAAGTTTGGCAATACGAAAGAGAGAAAGAGAACAGTGCAATGCCAAAGGTAGGTGACACTTGGGATTGGGAGAACAAAGTATGTGGAGAGTATAGATACCGTGACATTTAAAACAGAACTAGGAACCAACATATTCCGACAGAAGTACGCCAGTAATCAGTACGAGACATGGAGTGACAAGGCTCACTCTATTGTCAACAGTGTATGCGGGACATCAGATAACAAGATGAACCGCATCATGGAGCAGGACGATCTTGATGAGGCGTATAACATTATCAACAACCAAGAGTTCTTTCCCGGTGGTAGATACCTATGGTATGCAGGAAGGGACGCAAGGTTCTACAACAACTGCTATCTGCTTAAGGCTGAAGAAGATACCAGAGAGGAGTGGGCTGATCTGTGGAAACGAGCAGGCTCTTGCCTTATGACAGGAGGAGGGATCGGTATTGATGTAAGTAAGTTCCGTCCATCTGGCAGGCCACTGACTAGGACAGGAGGTGTATCCTCTGGCCCTCTGCCGTGGCTTGAGGCTGTCAATGCTATTGGTCGTGAGGTTATGCAGGGTGGTAGCCGTAGGTCAGCACTGTATGGCAGTATGAACTGGCAACATGAGGACATCTGGGACTTCATGACAATGAAGAACTGGCATGACATCCCCATACAGGGAGCGTTCAAGAAGGATGGCAGTCCGTTCACCGTGGCTGATGCCAAGATGAATGACTTTAACTACAAGGCTCCGCTTGACCAGATGAATATTAGTATCAACTACGATGATGCTTGGTTAAATAACAAAGATCATCCGTTGTTTGAGGCTAACGTGCGTCAGGCTATGATGACTGGTGAGCCGGGGTTCTCGTTTAACTTTGGAGATAAGCAGAATGAAACATTACGAAATGCTTGTACTGAGATTACAAGTGAAGATGACAGTGATGTATGTAATCTTGGTAGCATCAATATGGCGAACATTGACACGATTGAAAGGTTTCGGGATGTCGTTAATGTCGCCAGTAAATTCCTTGTTTGCGGACTTCACCGCGCTCAGTTACCTTACGAAAAAGTCTACGAAACCAGACGAAGAAACAGTAGATTAGGCTTAGGTCTTATGGGTATGCACGAATGGTTGTTGAAACGTGGATACAAGTATGAGATGGTTGATGAACTTAAACAGTGGTTAAAGGTATACAAAGATGAATCAGAACAGTCTGCTAACAAACACTGTAAGAGACTTTTTCTTGCCAAACCTAAAGGGTATAGAGCGATTGCTCCAACAGGGACAATTAGCATCCTCGCCGGGACGACTTCTGGAGTGGAGCCGATTTACGCAGTCGCATATCGCAGACGTTACTTATCGGGAAGCAAGCGATGGCTCAATCAGTATAATGTTGAGACTATCGCCGTTGAACTCCAAGAAAGATACGGACTAAGCAACGATCAGATGGATAGCATTGAGTCCTCTATCACTCTTGCGAAAGAGCCGCATAAAAGGATCAAGTTCCAGTATGAACTACAGAAGTATGTAGATCATGCGATTAGTTCTACTGTAAACCTTCCTGCTTGGGGTTCAGAGGAGAACAATGAGGGGCTTGTTGATTCATTCAGCAGTATCATCAAGAAGTATGCTCATGGATTGAGGGGCTTGACGTTCTATCCTGATGGATCAAGGGGTGGTCAGCCGTTGACCCCTTGCTCATGGGAGGAGGCGATGTCAAAACGTGGTGTTGTCTATGAGGATAACACTGAGGAACAATGTCTAAGCGGAGTGTGTGGAATATGATGCTACCAAAAGATGTTCGTTGGAAATCAAAACAGTACACCGATTGGGTGGCGACACTTCCTTGTACTAACTGCGGTGCTGATGATGGCACCGTGGTTGCCCACCATCTCAAGCATAGGTTTTTTCCTTGGGGCGGTGGAGGTACAGGGTTAAAGGCGCATGACTGGTTGACGATGGCGTTATGTCACACCTGTCATACCAAAGCACACAATGGTGATCCAGATATATTAGACTACCAGTATGATTTAATATGGAAAACACAAGACAAGGCTTTTAAGGAGGGCAAACTACAATATGTTAGTGAGTGAAGAAAAAGTAGAGGAAATACTTAACTATCTTGCCGAGTCAGACAATGACTATGGTAAACTATCTGCAAGGGTGAAGGGATTAGAGAAGGACGAGAAGATTGTAATAGCAACTGGTATGCTTGAGGCTCGTCGCTTTCAAAAGACTGTTGCTGATGCAGAGAATGAAGTAAGAAGAAGCAAGGAGTATAGACAATGGAGGGAAGATTACGAGAACGCAGTAGCAGACTACGAAACCATGAGGGCTAATCGTGGAACGGCACAAGTCATATGGGAAACGTGGAGAACTGAACAGGCAAACCTTAGACGAGCCTGATTGGTTCTATGAGAAA